AGCCATCTGTGTCTAGTAGGTCGCAGTTATTGTTAATTACCGTTGAACACTCAGGTGGCCCTGGTCCTGGATCAACCATACAATTATACCCCTGACAGCAGTCTTGCACACCTGGCGTCATCGTCGGGGTCCACGTTGGACCACCAGCAAAGGTTGGGGTTGGCGTCCGTGTGTTCGTCGGAGTGCTAGTGGGTGTAGGCGTAGGCGTCGCAGTTGGAGTGTATGTCAGACACGGTGCCCCAACTGTAATGAAATTACCACAGTCCGAATTGTTAACGAGCGTACAGTTAAACGGTGCTTCGGTGTGACAGGTCCCACCAACGGTGGAGTCGAGACAGGCTAGGCCCGTACACGTACAGCACTGGTCCGGTCCTATGGTGGTCTGCGCCCTCGCCGTCCCCACAAGCAGGACGGCGAGTACAAAAATCGAGCGGCGCATGTCGCTCCTACTGAGTAGCGAAGGTTATGATTGAGCCGTCGGGACAACGAGCTTTGAGATAGTTCGTTCCTGAGATCCGCTCGAAGAATAGGACACATCGGCAGCACTCCTTCTTGCTCACAGGACAGGAGTAGTTAGCATCTAGGCAGTCCTGCGAATAGAGCGGCATCTGACCGATCCCGTTCAGGAGCGTCATCTCTAGCTCCGTCACATGCGAGGCCGTGCCACTTGCCGCCGTAGGCGTCAGGGTCGGACCGCCCGTTGGCGTGCGCGTGAATGTCCTAGTCGGCGTTGGTGTTCTCGTCGGCGTCCTCGTGATCGTGGGTGTTCTGGTAGCAGTGGGCGAGATGGTCGGAGTCGGTGTGATCGTAGGACTCGGCGTTGCTGTATTGACAGGTGTGTTCGAGGGCGTCTGAGTCGGTGTTTCCGTGGGCGTATCCGTGGGCGTATCCGTGGGCGTGTCAATTGGCGTCGCGGTCTGCGCTTGGGCCCGAAACGAGACGAGCCCGAGAACAGCCACGACTATGAGTCTCTTCATCATTTCGAGCCTCCTAGCTCTTTTCTACGTCTCTGGTACGACGCCGGCGTCTCCGACACCCATTCCGTTGAAGCGGACTCTGAGCCGCTCGCACTCGTCGGTCAGTTTGTATTCTCCGTCGTACAGCTGTGGATTCGTATTCTCCAGAGCTGTGTTACAGGTAATAACGGCCTTGATGTCCCACCAATCATCACTTTTGCACGTTGGCGAGACCTCGACGTTGAACGTATCACCCATAACGGTCGAGCGCGCGTAAATGGTCATGTCAAATGGGCTCGACTTCGCGGGTCGGACAGAGAGCGGCTTCGACAGTAAGGACGCCGGATTAGCCGCCGTCGCACCAGTGAGTAGCTGGATCATGGCTGATCTCCAATTAGACCGGATTCGACCCGAGAGTCCCGATCCAGTGTGAGTGTCCGAAAGCGAACGCCATAGCCGCGATGACCCACTGAATGCGGGTCTTCTTGTCCATGTCATCCCACACGTGGAACTTCTCGGAGTCGTAGACCTTCAGCTTGTGCTGACCCTTCCCGGAGAAGATGAACCAGTTGTTGGGGTCTGTCAGATAGTCCCAACAGAAGGGCTTGAGCGCATTCCGAATCACGTTGTCTGCGCGATTCGCGGTGTCTGGCCGACCGGCGGACTTGAGAATCTCGAGGACGTTGTACTCCTCCTCTGGAGCGTGCGCCAGCCAGTCCGCCATCAACATGCGACGGCGAACGCCGGTATCGTCGAAGAATCTCCTGAACTGCTGAAGGCCGGTCCGCACGGACAGAACGGAAACAGAGCCGACCGGGGTCAGGATATTAGACTGTGTCCCCTTCACGATGTTCGGATGATCCGTCGCGAACAGCGGCTTGCCGTCCGGTCCCGTGACCGCGGTGAAACCCTGGTTGATGAGGTCAGCGATCAGGATTTCTCGCGTTTGACGCGCCGAGAACCCCAGGTCCGGTGCTCGCTCCTTCCAGAAGCCCGTCTTATCGAACTTCCTCACCTGATGCGAGGCGCCAATCGACAGGCTATAGAACACCTGATCATACCGCTTGGCAAAGCCAGGTCGGAACATGTCCTCGGCCGGCTCGACGTTCTCCGGCGTCCTGACAAACAGCCCAACGCCGGCGATCGAGTCGTCTTCCTCAAACGCACTATCCGACGACAGCACATTGAAGATCTGCGAGAACTCCTCTGGAAATTCCTTGAAACCTCGGAAGATCAGCTCCCGTATACCAGGGAACATCTCCCTCTGAAATTGCGCTTGTGTCATGCTCATGGCTTAGTCCCTCTCCTTCTCCGGCGATCCGACTAGATCACCTTATTCAGAATCCGGACCAGAACCTGCGCATTGTTGCCGTAGGCGTTGTCCGCCGGAGACTGATAGAGGTCCACGATGACAAACTGGCCCGACCCGCCCGTCCCGAGCGTACCGGAGTCCAGATACTGACGGCTCTGCCGAAGCGGCACTGAGTCGCCATCCACGTTGGTGAGGTCGCAGTCGTTCCCGACCTCAGTCGCTGCAAAGGAGCTGATCTCGACTACGAACACGGCTTCCTCGTCCTCGATCCCGATGATGAAGCCGGAGTCTGAGTCAGCAATATAGTCCTTCGACACCGGGCCATTCGGGCTGGCCCCGATGGCCTGGAGACGGAAGCCCTCCACGACCCCTCGAACTACCGACGCCGTCTCGGCCTCCGAGCCGAGCGCGCGAAACGCATTCCCGTTCGCATCCAGCGTGTAGGCATCGCCTATCATCAAATTCGTTGCCCGATTCGCGGCAACGGGCCGTTCGATCCGCCGGACCGCCCTCTGCCCTCCCGGTTGAGCCAACCGGAAGCCAATCGGACTGTGCACATTCGCTAGTGGCATCAGCCACCTCCTATCTTGTCAGCGAGCTTGACACTCGCCTCTCGAGGCGCTTCTCAAACGGACCTTTCTGTTTGAGTTTGTCCTCGATCTCCGCGGCACTCCGCATTAGAGGAGAATTCGACCGCCTCGCGCGGGCAAGCATCTCCTCGGTTGGCTCCGTGCTGTCGACGACAGCTTGAGCAAGTCTGGCCTTCTTTGCCTGCTTTCGATCCGCGAGGATCTTCGGCAGCTTGATAAGCACACCGTCATGCAGGCGAACATACGTCGACTCCGCCATCCCGAACTCCCGTTCGAGGTTCTTGATACTTGGCAGGCCGACTTCATCTCGCGTCACTAGGACGAAGCCTTCGGACAACTTGGCCGAGACTTCGTCGATACGACAGGTCTGGTAGTGAAAGGCCGGATCGAGCGTCAGCTCCCCAAAGGGATTGACCTTCAGGTCGCCCAGGTCTTCCGTCTCGTCCGCAGGGACGAGCCACTCATGCCCTTGTGCGTCGCGTACAACACCGCCGACCTGGATGGTCGAGGCGTCGATACCTCCGCTGGAGAGATCGTCTAGATCAACGTCCAGATCATCTACTAAGTCACCCATGTCTACATCCTCTCCGCGGCGGCCGCGTCGTAGTTCTTCCGCCACTGCTCTGGTGTCTGACCGAATTCCCTACAGCGTTTGAGCACGCGGGCTTGTTCGTTCTTCGACATGTTCAAGCCGGCGAACGGGTCTTTCGAGCGGTTGCCGTTGACCGGCGCCGCAGCAGACCGGCGTAGGCCGGTCTGCACTTGTCGGACAGTCTCCCGTGTGCCGGTGCTCTCGGCTCCGGGCCGACCGTTCCCATTCCCATTCCTCCCTCGTCTCGGCTCCATCAGACCCTCGTCGACCATCTCCCCGAAGATACTCGCGGCGGCCATCATGACATCGCCCTTCAGATACCGCCCGCCGTTCCGTTGGTACATCGCCCGAAGGACCTCATCGGTCCTCTTGAAGAACTCCTGATTCGACCGAAGCTCCGGGAACTTCTGATACGTCAGGGCCTCATCGTTCCGGCGTGCCTCAGAAACCTGCGTGGTCGACCGCTGCCTCTCCTCAAACTCCTTCCGGAGGCGCTTCTCGACCCGCTTCTCCAACACGCCGCCGTACTTCTTCATGGTACGGGCGGCGGTCTTCGCATCGACGAAGCCAGCCTCTAGCTCCTCATCGGGGATGTCCTCTTCTTCCTCTTCCTCCTCGTCCGGCGCATCGGGCTGCGCAGCCCGCCGTTCCTCCTGACGGCCGCGGTTGAACGCGACTTCCGTTAGGAGCTCCCGGTTCTGGCGCTCCAGGGCGTCTAGACGAGTCTGGAGATCGTCGTCCCTGCCCGAAGCGGGCTCGTCGCCGGCGGGGGTCTCGTCGTCCCCGGTGAGCTGATCGCCCTCGTCAGACTCAGGTGACCCCTCTTCCTCAGTGTCGTCCGTCTCTGGCTCGGGCTGCTCGCCCGGCTTCTTCTCTTCTTGGTCCTCTGTATCAGGCCCCGACATGACTAATACCTCCGTCCTGTAGATTTCTTCTTGACTTTCTTCTTTTTCTTCCGTCCCGCCGCGACCCGCACGGCCCCACTATGCAGCTCCTGTTTGAGCTTGCCCTTCTGGCTCTTCGACAGCGGAGAGCCCTTGCTCAACAAGTAGCCGACCTGTCTCTTACTCTTTGTCTTTGGCATGTTCCCACTCCTTAACTTGATCGAGGATCTTCTGGACTCCGTCGATCATCCCCACATACCGCTCCTTCTCATCGAAGGACGTCGCTCGAAGGGCGCTCTCTGTCCAGTCAGCCCGAAGTCGGGTTATGTACTCGACGAGATGCGCCCACTCGGCGGTCGCCTCTAGGTTCGAGACGCTGAGCCTTCGACTTGGAGCCGGCATTAGCTACCAGGTACGGTCGGGGTGACAGGTAGATCGGCCGGCTCGACCGGAGACGCGGGCCGCTCCTCATGATGAACGGTCGGTCCCTCCGCCGCGACCTTCACGGACTGAACGCCGAATGTCCCCCGTCGGAGAAAGACATTCGAGTACAACGAAGCGTTCTCCAGCTCGTGTACGTCCAAGTCCGTCTCTGCCTCGATCGTGATCGTGACCTTACGCATTTGACCCATTTGCTCCTCCTATGCTCCCTGTTGTGGCTGTACGCCTTCTGCTTCTGTCCCCGGTGCCGTCTCCGTCGAAGGATCGCCGGGCAGACCCGGACGAATCCCCATCTTCTCCATGTTCGCCTTAGCGGCGACGGCAAGCTCGGCTTGCTTCTGCTTGAGCAGCATAACCTGCTGCTGCATTTGCATCGTCTGTTGAATATGCTGCGCGAGAGCCTGCTGGGCTTCTGGACTAGCCTTCTCAAGCCAGCCCGGATCGGTGGCGGTCTGCGTATGAACCTGGATATGCTCCGTGAAGTTCTCAGTCGGGCTCGGGCTGACCTGCTCACCCGCGAGGAATCGCTTGGCTTCGATCCACGGTGGGTCAGACACCGGCGGCATATCCGGCTCGTGAATTGGGACGCCCTTGTAGTCAAGAGCCCGCATGAGCTTCACAAGCGCCGCGTAGACCGTATCTGGCTTGACAATCCCCATCTGGAAGAAGATCGGGTTCATTATCAAGGACAGCACGTTCATCGCGGTCTGCCGCTCTAGCTCCGCGGAGAGCTGCTGGACATTGGCTGTCAGATGAAGGGCCAACTTGCCCTGGAGTCGGTCGCGCTGTAGGCGACGGACTAGCTTCTCCCCGTTCGTACCCGATACCTCAAAGATACGCCCGTCTCTCAGATTCTGCTGATACAGACCAAATATGCGATACAGTAGCTTCCGAGCAGACCGGAATATCCCTTCGACGATCAACTCCGTTCTGAGGTCAATCGCTCCCTGAGTACCAATGAACTCACTTGCGCTTGTCCGCTTGCTCGTGAACGTCCCCGTAGCCGGGTCACCCAGACCAGCCTGCTGATTGGCAAGTCGAAATACATTCGCTTCCTCTTGGAAGGACCAAAAGGACTGGATTCGTAGCTGTGGGAAGGAAACCTTAGCGACAGACTTGACAGGAATACCCGTGCCAGGTTGGACCTTGATAAGGTCGAATTGCATCCCCGCAGCGGGCTCGTACAGGAAGAAGGGCACGTTAGAAAGAAGGCCAGCGTCAAGACGCTGATTATGTATACCATTGACTTCCTCCTGAAGATGCTGGAGCCACTCGGCCAAGCCGACGGAGAAGAAGCGGTCGGGCTGCACGATGAAGTCGAACTTGATCGGGCTACGCTGACCATCTTTGTTCAGCGTCTCCAGCCTCTCAATCCGAATAACTCGGCGGGACCTAACCTCAAGCCAGACCGCGACCTGGAGGGGAGGCGTTGGTGGGCTCTCGGAGAGGCCCACCGTCGGGTCTCCCGGATGCTCCACCTCATCCGGGGACCACCAGAGTTC